AAAGAACTTCAATATCCTTCTTGAATACCGATTTCCGCTCCGCATCATCAAGCCCATAAGCTCGGTGATGTCGATGTTCTTTATTAGCCGTTGCACTTCATCTCTTTGCTCTTCTTCCATAATCTTCTCAGTTTAAAAGTTGTTGATTAATAAGTTCTTGTTCATAAATGATGGCACAAAGATACAATTTTTTAAAGAAAAGTGATTGGTTTTTGATTATTTTTTATGTTAAACTTTATAAACGATAACAATCTGTAACCCTTGGTATCTTTATCAGAAACAACAAACGAAAACAAGGGGCATTATGGTGTTTTGTCTTTCTCCACAACAACCTTTCCATTTCTCGTATAAATCTCAACCTCGTACCCTCTATCAGAAACCTGCTGGTTATCTCCTCCATCGGAATATTCCCCAATATCTTCTTCATCTCTCTTGTTGATTATGTTCTTGGCGATATTCATGAAAATCGCCTTTTCCGTGTATTTATATTTAAGTTTCACTACATCGAAATGGCCTACTATATAGCAATGTTCGTAGAACTTCCGTGGTAGTCTCGCCATTATCCTGCGCTTAGTTGCGTACTCATTGTAGTGCGACATAATGCCAAGGTAAGAATTAACAGATGCGATATTCTCCTTAATATCATCAATCATTCCCAGTTCGGAAGCCTTTCCGAGTCTTTCCACGGCAAACGCAAAACTATTGACAGTATGGTTTGCAACATATACCCTGCCTGGCTTAATAACCGCGCCGGTAAACTGAACGCCCTTGGAGTAATGTTGTAGATAGAATTTCCTCTCATTGAGTCTTAAACCAAGTTTTCTGAGTTCCACCCTGAGTATGGGAATGATGGACAAGAGCTTTTCTTTATCCTTGCTTACGAATGATATATCATCCACGTACCTATTATGTCTCGCGCATACGACATCAATCCTCCAGTCTATGATATTTAGCAGAAAGTTGGCGAACAGCTGAGCGAAGAGATTGCCGATGGCGATTCCTCGGTCTTCTCCGTTAGTGAACAAAGATTTCTCCTTCGGGATGAAATTCCACATCCAGAGCGGACTTCTCCTCTCGCAGTTAAGCTCTGGTCTGTGCATAATAACAAGATTGCAAAGCCATCTAAGATCTTCCTTATCGCCTCCTTTGTAGTGCTCTACGATGAAATCATCTACCATCTGGGCGAGCATCGACTTTTTGATGCTCATAAAGAATCCCTTTAAGTCAACCTTCATTACGTAAGCATCCTCGGTGTAATTTTCACTCTCCTCACGTATGTCTTCCGCAAGCTGAACAACGCCTGCAAGTTGTCCCTTTCCTTTACGGCAATTATATGTTCTATCGCAAAATATCCGTTCAAACAGCGGCTCTAACCTCAACGCTATATAGTGATGGATGACTCTATCCCGAAACGCCCCTGCAAATACCTCTCTGTAGCGAGGGTAGCGGACGACAAAGCAAATAGACTTTCCGATTTTATATTGACGTGAGTTAACTTCATTCATAAGTTCAACAAGATTGCGAACATAATCAAGCTCGAACTCCGTAGCTCCGACTGTGCTCCGCTTCCTTTTGCGGCAGTCTAAGTATGCTTCTAGTATCGTTTCAAAGTCTATCATTTACTATTTTCTGAATACGTCTTCTTTATTAGTGCTGAAACTGGGCGCACCCTGTTCTGATTGAACTTCCAGTTGTTGTTCATGTTACCATCGCTCAGATTCAAGTTCCAAGCGTTGTTCGCCGAGTTCTGGGTTGCCGCTACATTGTCTTATTCTTTACCATACATGATGGTAGTAGCCCATTTATTCGGAAGACTGTTCTCTTAGTTCGGCGTACCTCCCTAACACTGACTACGTTCGCCCTCTGACCTCTTTAAGGCTTCGACAAGTGAACCCTTCCACGCTGTGCTTTGCCGTCCCACGCTATCCATCAACAAAAGTAAGTTAGCCAACTTGCCTCTGCCCTTTATCCACTGATGCTCTCCTGCTATCTCTATCAAGGTATTCAGCAACTCAAAGTTAGATTGCAGCTCGACCATATCAGCGATTCTCGTTTTCAAGTCCTTGCCCATGTAAACCCTTGCAATGATGTGAAGAGAATCAATAGCTGTGCGCTCGATTCTATCTCCGACCACGTATCTCTGGTCTTTTGGAAAGTCTTTGATGATGTAAATCACCTCGTTCAGAAACTTCTTCATGTCTCTATATACCCTTGTCTTGCTTGCAATCTTTGCTGCCATTTGAATACCTTTCTTTATGATAACCTTGCTTCCCCACGCCTTTAAAGGCGTGGGAGAGAAAAGAACTAACTACTAACTATTGTAAAAATGCTGAAACTGGGCGCACCCAGAGCTGATAGAACTTCCAGAGGAGGTGCATGCCACCATCGCCCAGATCCAAGTACCAAGCGTAGGCCGCCGAGTACTGGGTACTGGTCCAGTACCAGCTAGGTTGCAACTGTGTAGCACCGCTAATCTTTGACAAAGCGTAGTTTATCTTATCAAAGTTAGCCCATATCATTGTCAACTCACCCACTGATGGCAGCCACCATCTTCCTGCTGTAAGACCCTTGCCGTTAGCATTCAAGCGAGAGTACTTATTACAGAATCCTGCGGCGTAGTCTGCTGTGTTGGTGACATTGGTGGATGTACTGCCATTAATGATAGCGGTCGTACTCGCCCGACCTGCAAAGTCGTTCAGTGCGGCTAACCTATCGCTAGTTGTAGTCACTCCACTAATCTGCACCGAACCAGAAGTATTAGTGTCTGATACAGGCTTGGAACTCCATTTGAGTGAGCTTGCTTCGGTTGGGGCTATCACAAGATACCTTCCGCCTTCTACAAGCAGAACTCCGTCCGCCACTTCTCCGCTTGTCTGAAGAGATGTCCAAGAACTTACCCTAACAGCAAGAGAAAGGTTATCGCTCTTACGATGATACATGATAAACACGCCGTCGTAAAGCTGAGAAACATCAGCCCTGATAGCATTCTCCATAGTTGCCTTGCTGGCGTTCGTGATGGCTTGACCATTATTGGCAAGCCACGTACTGATTTTTGTAGTCTTAATTGCCATAATCTTACTATTTGTGAATTAATAACTAATGTCTAATTAACCATATTTCTACTTGTCAATGATTCCATTTACGGCCTCGATGAAGCAAGGGGCGCAGTTCTCGGTTACAAGGTGTTGAATAATCTTAACCTCGTCCTCAGTGTATTCGGTTTCCTCGCTTCCGTTCCACATTTTTGTGGCGAGGGCAACGCCACTCAACCCGAGTCCGTTGCCACGATTATACACTAAGTTCGCAATCTCCTTGCGAGCGTTGACTACCTGACAAGCTTGCTTGTCGATGGAAGTATAAACTTCCAGTGATTCTAAATTCAGTTTCATAAATCTATCAATTTGTTTTTTCTTAAACTCTTTTTTAAAAATAACTTTAGTCTCCTGAACATTGTGCATACCAATACGTGCCATCATAAAAAAAATCTATCCACTCGTGGGCAGACGATGAAGTCCACGATGATGTTGTGCCCGAGCTATTGGCTCGTCTTATCACTGCGCTGCTAGTATTAAACGCTACGTTACCACCTCTACGAATGAATCTATAGTTAGTACCCATCGGAACGATACTACCTGTTGGCAGGGATATGGTTATCCCTCCGCTATTGGTACAGATATAGGTCGTACCCGATGGGTTGCCCGATACGAAAAACGAAGTAGAGGCGTTTATCATTTGTGTGTAGGGTCGGTAGCCTATCACGTCACCACCTTGTATGTTAATGGCGTGATTGGTGTTACCGCCACTCACGTTTACATTGATACCATCGACACGGCAGCCGCTCTTGCCTACAAGGAGGATGTCTATGGCAGATACGCCAGCGTTTGCTCCACTAGACACATCGCCCTCGATGAATAAGAAGCCATTATCCCAACTTGGATGATTGCTACCGTCCGCCGAGCCGTTCCAACCAATGCGTGCCTTCATGTAATCGCACATAGTGTTCTTGCCGCTCCAAACATAAATACCATTATAGTCGAGAGATATGTCAGAGGCTGGCAGCAAGCCTGTAGAAGCGTGCGAGGCGTACAAATTATAAAATGTAAACCCTGTACCATCCGTATAATTCCTAATTTCAAACGAGCCTATCTTTCCGCTTGTACACTTCATATATCCAGCCCTTGTCACACCGAAAGAAGCTTCCGAACCAGTTTTTCCACCAAGCCAAAGAGACCAATCGTTATCAGATGCCGCAACCCGATAAGAACCATATATGTTTCCTGTTGTAGAGTTGTAGAGATTAATCTGCTGTGTCCCCACCATATCAATGCTTGCATTCTTGGCAAGGAGTAAGTCGGTGGCTATAGCCTTGTAGTTCAGGAATACCTCCCACCTCGCATTGTTATTGCCATCTTTGTCGTTCACGCTAGGAGAGGATGATGTATATGTGCTCTTACACTGATACCATTTCTCGTTGTAATACACCACGTCCACGAACTCCTCCGCACCGCTGCCCGACAGATACTTGTAGCTTCCACTCTCAAACCCCCTGTGTTGGCGGATGAGCGCACCTTTCGTGCCTCTCGTCGCAACGCTGTAGGAAGGCTCGCTCTTCGTGCCGTTGTCATAGACGAATATCGTGCGAGTCCAAAGATATGGATTAGCATCCGTGATGTTTACCACTGAAGTGCTCCAAGTGCCAGTTGGATGTGTCGTCCCACTGTTGCCTATCTGGTAAGTTACCTCCGTGCTCTTCACGCTCGTACCCTTGTCGCCTTTCTGCCCTTGGTCTCCCTTGTCGCCTTTCTGCCCTTGGTCTCCCTTGTCGCCTTTCAGTGAGAAAGTAATAGAACCAGTCGCCACCGCTAATTGCTTTGCCATATTACCTCCTTTCTCCTTAGCTAATTGTAGCTGTTATTATGTAGTTGGCACCGTTATAGTCTCGCAAGTTCGCCTCTGTGACGGTAAAGGAAGTGCTCGTCCCCGAACCAGACTTCGTTACAAGGCTACTAATATTGACACCTGTGCTGCTGTAAAGGCTCATCTCGAACGACACATTCGTCTCGTTTGACGTACTTCCACGCTTCCTTACGTACGGCTTATATACTATCTTTGAACCCGAGTTCTTGATAAAATTCTCGCTGGTTGCGCTCGTTCCGTCCGTAGGGTTCGGCGACACGATGTACTCATCAGAGACATCATTGATGGTCTGCACGTCCGATGCGAAGAAAGAGTTATTGTTGTAAACCTCGCACTTGACAACGGTAGAGGATTCCACGTCAGCCTCGTTTACGGTGAAGTAAGAGGATGCACTGTTCTGCTTCTCCTTCCAGCCAGAAGACTGGCTAGTATCGGGTAGATACCATTTGAATGTACGTCCATCAGCCTCGTATGACATTGCGTTTCCATCGGTCACGGCGCATCGCACCCTACAAGAGCCTCCCTTTGTGTCGATTGTGAACAATTTGTTGGTGTCGGTAGCCATGATGGTTGCTCGCTTGGAATCAACCGCACCTTGCGCTATATAGACTGGATAAACGGCTTGCAATACCACATTTGTATTGTTCACCGAGATACTCGTCTTGCACGAGATATTGAACGAATCGCCCGAGTTGACGGCGATAAGGTTTTTGTTAACCGTAAGAGTAGGATTACCAGATTTGTCTGTACCCTTCGTAAAATGACCCGACTGACCATTAAACTTGTTGGTGGAGACACCATTAGAATCAGCAAAAGTCAACTGCGTGTCTCCGACAAACCAAGAAGCATTGCCCTTCGAGAGGTTGAACGAGTTTCCTGCTCCCTGTTCTGCGCTATAAGCTTGCATCACAATCACAGGCTTCGTTGCTCCACTAATCTCGAAGTTAGGGGAGATAACAACGCTCGATGAATCCCACTCGCCATCGTAGTTCTGGTACACGTCGCCAGTGGTGCATTGCAGGATAGTATGTAAGGTCGTTCCGTTGCTCGTGACAATAATCTGACCAGTTACCGATGCCTTACTCATTGTTTACCTCGCTTTCCTCTTTGTTAGTATCACTATCCATATCGTCATCGTCGCCAACGTTGGTTGATGTATTGCCACCAGCAGGTTCATCGGTCGTAGGAGTTTCTTCATTGTCGTCACCACCAAACTGCTTAGGAGTGTAGCACGTTGCAGGAAACTCGGTAGTTCCGTTAATCTCCGCCACCGCATTCACTTCTGGCACTAGTGAGCCGCCAAGAAAAGCAGCTCTCGCAGCTAGGTTATCTCCCTCCACGCTATTCACCTCGCTCTGATACAACAAGCAGTTGCCGTCCTTAGCCTTCGTCAGAGCAACACCATTAGACAAAATAGCTTTTGCTACCGTCTCGGTCACCTTTACATAATATTTCATACTCTTAAAAATTAAGTGTTACACAAATCTCTTCTTTTTTAAAAAAAATTAGCTGTCCTCATCAATCTCTCTTGATATGATGTAGTTTCCTCCGTCATCAACGAGAATATTACCGCTGTCATCCGCCAAAAGATTATATGCGCCCCTATCCTCGATGATGAGTCTTATCGCCTTCTTCGCCTCGAAAGGAACTTGGATGCTAACACCGTAGCCTAATGTAGCAAGGCTCTCTGTTACCGATGTTACGCCGTTGGTGGTTTGCGTGCCAAACGTAACCTTCACCCACTTAGCCCTCAATATCTTGTTCCACACGGAAGAGTCAATGATACCGTTATTGTCGCTCACCACAGCCTGACAGGTCACGAAACCCGTGTCCTCATTAAGCTGGTAGTTAGAGCCTAAGAAATCAGCTCTTAACTGAGGGATGTCTCTTACGATTTTAGTCACCACCCTAGGGTCATCATCCCTAGGCGATGATGGCAAGCTACCCTCGTAGATGTAGCACGCACGTACCTCGTAGCCTATGTCGTCTCCAATCATGTCGCAATCTATAGTGATGGCGGAAATCTGTCCGTTCGCACCTTTTGTTACACTCTTTACCTCGAAGTCCTCGGCATCATTACCCGATGATATGAGCTGCCTTGAGCCGTCGTTCAAGATTCTATACCACCATATCTTGGTCTTCGCATCGGCGGTCTTGTCTTTCTCGCCGACGATGATTCTCGCCGTAAGCGTTTTCTCACTGACGTGTCGCAAAGGATTCCACTGCACTGTAGGCGGACTGTCCAGATTAATCTCTGCTCTTGCGTTCGTACAGTCCTCCAAGTATAGAGCCTTATTCTGAATAAAAGTGTATTTGTAACCGCTCACAGGGTCTATCCAGCTCCCCTCGAATCGCATTGTTCTAGGTACGCCAAGCTGCGAGTTGGTCTTGACGTAAAGCGTACCTTTGTCGTTGCCCTCGATGACGGCTGCGTACCCAGACTTTACTGTCGATTGCTCACTCGTTGCCACCGTCACAACTCCCCCAGTAGTAACCTCCGACCATTTGAATGAGTCTAGCTTATGGTTGCACGTAGGTGTCTCGTTCGGGTCATCAGGGTCAGCCAAGTAGCAAGCTGGAAACATCGTACAAGGTCGTATTGCAAAATCGGGTGAGTACGTACCCGCAATGCCGTCGTATTGCTGCCTATTGATGATGTCGCCAACAATCTGTATGTTGCACGATTGCGTGTAGGCCGTAGCCTGCACGCTCATCATTTTGTTGTTGCTTATCGCTAATTCTTTAGCCATATTCTTTCTAAAAAATAATTAATTCAACAATATCATATCTAAGTTTCATTAGCCATCGAGATTACAAGAGGCTTTATAAGAGGCTTCGCATCAGAAAGTCGCACTCGCCTCCTCGCTTATCAGCGTCTCGCCATCCTTGATTTCCGCCGTGCAAGTAAACGTCACGCTGCCTATGCTGTATGCAGCCAGCCCCAAGTCCTCGTATGTGATTGGTAGGGAGTTACCGACATTGGCGTGGCTTAAAGCCCATTTATTGTCCAGTGTCGGATTACCACTGTCACGAGTCCATATCACATTGGTCATACTGTCTGTTACGTCCTGGTTATACAACATACCTCTAACAGATAGCGTTGTGAAAACCTTCCAAGAGCCATCCTCGTTGGTCGCCGTAATGTCGCTCAATCGGAAGCTCCAGTATTTCGAGGAAATCATTTCCAGCGTGAAATATGGGTTACCCTCCAAAAAAGCCCAATCCGTCGAGGAGTAAGTAGGCGGTTTTGTTGTTTTGTCTTTCAAACATTGCCACTTGCATCCAAGATGATAGACGGTATCAATCGTTCTATCTCCATTGCGATAAGGATTATCACTCTGAGCCACCGACAAACTCCAAACACCCCTATCTCTAGTTGTATAGATAGGGTTTCCTTGGTAATCAATCTGCTGAAAGCTGCCAGCCATCATCCATTTGGCATAAAAAGCTCCGTCTCGCTTGTCAGCCGTAGGAAATTGCTGGAATATAAATCCAAGTGCATCGGGGAGCTTACCCATTGCAAGGGAGTAGTTCGTTTTGTCGATGATAGGTTTTGTTACGTGGTCTAACCACACAAGCAAACCCTCCGAAGAGGAGATATACCAACAACTCTGTCTATCCTCGTCGGTTGCGCTACCCCACCTGATAAGCCTAGCCAGCTCGCATGGTGGGTAGTTCTTGCCGCTCGGACACTCGTCATCGGGGTAACAGACCACCGTAATCGTATTAGTTACCGTATTAACCGACAACACCCTTAACCACATATCGTAGTACTTGCCATCCTCTAGCAAAGTATTGATAGATGCGAGCACCACGTCATTCTCACGAAAAGCGGTAAAGTCGTTGTCCCACCGCTTCTGCAAGGTTAGTTCGTAGGTTGTATTTCCATCTTCGCCAGTTGCAGGAATCTCTGTAACAGTCTCCACCATTCCACTCTCAGTAAAGACAAAATTGCTTTCCATCGCCGTCTGTCGGTTCACAATAAGTTCTTTGGCGATAATGGAACTTCGAGACATAATACTCTCAAACTCGGCATTGCCTCGTTCGTCAATGCGTGCGCCCGTACCGAAAAGCATACCTTGAATAAATTCATCACCGAAAGTTGCACCCTTCTTGAATTGCGCGATTTCCTCGGCTGTTAGCTTGCCCTTGGTAACGAGTCCCTTTAGGAAGGTTATCGTACCCTTGGCAGTGTCATCGGTGAGCTTGGAGAGGAAGCGCTTACTTCCCTCAGCGGCAACCTGGCTCTTGACCTGCGCCGTAGTCAACCCGCCTCCAGTTCCTCCATTTCCGCTCTCAAGAGACGAGATTTGTTGTTGAATCTTCTGTATGGTTCCAACTTCCTTATCCTCTCTGAGCGTAACCTCGTAGGTAGGTATCTTACCATCTTCCTCCTTGATCGTGAGTTGGTCGATGGTTATCTGTCCGTCAATGTGGAGATCCGTGTCCTCGAAGTCCATCAGGTCGCCCGCCTTCAATGTTTGGTACAGGCTCTTGATGGTTCCTGTCTTGTCGGCAATCGCTTGGTCATTCTGCCTGGCCATGAAAATCTCATCTACCTTTGGCTGATAGACGTAGCGGGTATAGTCGTTCTTGTCAAGCAAGGCAATGGCATACTTCAACAATTTCAGCGACGCAGCCTTCACGTAAGAGTCGGGTAGGGTGATGCCTGTCAACACAAAATGGTCTCCTTTATTGATAGGATAGCCCTTATATGGGAAATACAAGTCCAGTGCATCGTCCTTAACGCGTTCGATGGTAAGCCTCCATCTTCCATCAACCTTTGTATATGACGCTACATTGAATGTTCGTCCGCCGCAATAGCCATCCTTCATAGAAATGGCAAAGTCCGAATCCTTTAAGTCGTTTATATCGAAGTCGATGGATGGACTGAGATAAATGTCAACGTTCGGAACAGTCTGTCCATCCTCGAATCTTCCATCATCATCCGGAGCAACACCCTCGTTGATTTCGTCGATACGGACATCGTTGATTACCATCTCCTCGATGGTAGGATATATATCTACGATTCCGTTCGTCTTATCGTCCTGGTCGAAGAACTGAGACTCCGAGCGCAGACCGATTTTGTCAATGTTGAGAGAGTCGATGTATGGTCTGTGAGGATCCGTAGAAAACTTGTGCTCACGACCGGACGGATTCACGTACTTCTTCTCGGTCTCAGACAGCGAATCGTAGTACTCCTGCAATGACAGATGAGGAAATCCTGGCAACATAAGCCTATTGATGGACATATTGTTCGGAAGGTTTTTGGCATATTCCTTGTTCGCAGAAGGAATATTCTTGTTGTTTACGCCAGAAGTCATATACAACAATGCCTGTCCTTCCTTGACCTGTGCAATAAAAGCGTCGAGTTTTTCCTGTGATTCCTCGTCTCCGCTGTCGGTCTGACTCCCCTTTAGCTCAGAATAGAACCTACATTTACCGGTGTTATAGTCTTTCGATACATATCCTGTTATGGTAGTCTTGAAGTCAAACGTAACTTGCAGGACAAAGCCATTGGTCTGTTCGTTCGTTTCTCCATTGACAACAAATTTCCTTGGAGTCTTGAAGTAGGTTTCGATATAGTCAAGATCCAACAGCAAGTCAACATTGTGGTATTTCTCGTTCTCTGCCGCATTGACTTTGGTTATGTTAGCAAAGTACTTAATACCCAAGTCCGCATAATAATGCGAAGGCAGGTTCTTCTCGGAGCCATAAGCCCTGAGTCTTGTGATGATTTCCTGGTCCGAGTCGGCATTCTGCTCAATCTCGCAGAGACCTTCTCCAAGGCCATACTTAAATATGTGGCTTGCGACAACTCCCGCAGTACCAACGTAGATGTTTCTGCCT